TCTGCCCACCCTTGAGTGGACATCATTGAGAAAGCATCCTCGTAAAATCGTTCTAGTTCTTTATCCATTCGGAGAACCTAATAGTTAATAAGGGTGTACTGTATAGTACTTTAATGTCTTTGTCAACCCTTTTGTACTACTTATTTACAAAAACTTAGTTTTTATTGTAATTTATTTTGCTTATTTAGCATTTGCATAGCAGCGATCCGCTCGTTCGACGCTATATCTGCTACTTTCAGGTTCACATTCTTTTCTTTGAGCATCAAGTCAGCCAGTTTCAAGCGTTTCTCAAAGTCATCGCCCTGATTCAGGTTCGTGGAAGCTGCTTGAACCATCTTCGCTTGCAGTTCAACAGGCATCATCTGTGTTTCCACTTGTGTCTGTTGTGCGTTAGCAGCCTTTTCAGCTGTTTGAGCCTGCAAGAGAGCCAACTGAGCCTGCAATGTCTGCAACTGGAGCTGTTGTTGCATCATTTGCATCTGTTGTTGTTCAGGATTAGGTTGAGCCATCTTGTCCAGCTCAGCCATCATTTCAAAACGGTTGCTCAGAGAGCTGTTTGATACGATACCCTTCAAGATAACAGGCAAAACAGGAGTATTAGGACCAAGAGTCTGCAACAGAGAGATAAACTGCTGTTGTTCGTACTCACGAGCCATGATGCCCAATGTAGCTGTAGGCACAAAGTTCATGTCAACTGAGGGATAACGCTCAGGATCGAACTGCATATAGCGGAAAGCAGCCTTCTTGATGAAAGGCATCAGGAAATCTTCTTGGAAGTTAGTCAAGGTACGCTTGTACTTCTTGATAATCGAGGCAACAGCCATCGAAATACCACCTTGACCTGCATCACGAGACACAGAAGACACCATACCTTGGCTGTCCAGAGTACCTGTAGCCTGCAAGAGCATACGCTCAAACTCTTTAGAGGTAGCTAGGTTGCTAGTACCTGTCTGACCAAAGGTAAATGGGAACAAGATCTCCTGTGGAGCACCGTTAGTCAGGATAGCCTTACCGGGCTTAACTTCGAACTTAGCACCACGAGGGAGACGTGTAGCGTCCATAGCGATCATAGGAGCGCTTGTAAGGGCCAGAGAATCCAAATGGCTACGGATCTGTGCGTCCACTGCCTTTTGCATGTTGTAGGCCTTCTCAACCGTTCCACGACCCAACAAACGATTAGGAACAGTGTCATCCTGATACAAGACAACAGGACGATCCTTCATCATGTAAGGGTTAGCCTCAGCCTTCAAGAGAAGGGAGTCATTACCGATAACGATGATAGCTTCAACCAAGTCAGCGTAGTCATCCACTGAAGAGTCTTCAGGGAACAAGTCAACAACTTCCTCACCTTCATTCTCAAGCTGCTCCAAGTACTCACGAGGCACTAGACCGTAGTAAGTCAGTACCTTAACCTTGTCATCCTTGAACTGAGTGGACTCTTGGGTAGCTTCGAGGGAGTCTTCAGAGTACATAGGACCGATGTCTACCTTACGATAGATACCGTCTTCCATGCCCTTGACGATCTTGTGCATCGAAACGTACTTCTCGATAGCGATACCCATACACTCTTCAATGGAAGTACCATTAGGATCCCACAAGAAGTTCTTAGGGTTCACAGGAACGATCTTCACAGCTGTACGAGGCTTTTCCTGTACGCCAATGGCTGCTTGGCCTTGTACGCCGGGGATAGGCTGAGTAGCTGGAACGTACTCGATCTCTTCTTTAACTACGATCTCACCGATACCTGTACCGTAGATCTCAGCCATCAATTCAATCTGGTCGATACTCTTACGGATCTTGTCCTTATCGAAGTCTTCCTTCAACTGAGCCTTGAGAAGCTCTACGTCGATGTCGTTACCGTTCACATCTTGGAGATTATCCTCAATGTCAAAGTAGTCACCTTGGCCGAAGATGGCTTCAAGAATTTCTGCATGACGTGTTTCTACAGCTTGTTGAGTCGCGGGAGACACGATACGGCTGCGTTCGGACTCGCGTGTCTTATCATTAGCTGCCCATTGACCACGAAAAATTCTTTCGTACTCTTCCCATTGATCTAAAAAGTTAGTATCACGGTAATCACGCCACCGTTGACAGTGCTCAACAACAAAAGTTGTAAGCTCTTTATCAGACTCAGACGGCTCTTCCCATTGTGAACCTTGGTTTTCAATCAACATAAGTGTTGTACTTCCTTAAATTATCTATAGCGGGAATCACCCGTAAATTAGCAGGAACGTGTAATCCGCTCACTGTTTCCCCGTTTAAAGGGATGATATGGTCAACATGCCAAGCTTGACCGCTTTCACGTGAACGCATCGCTGCAACCTGATACAAGCACTGAATATGAAGCAAATCGTGGTCTGTAAGCCAAGTAGGAGTTCTTAACAGCTTAGAAGCATGTCTTTTAGAATTCAAAAAGTTAATATAACCTTTATTTTCTTTCTTCCAAGCAGCCGTTTGAGCGTTCCTTTTTACCTTGTTTTCAGCCCTGTATCTATCATTTATACGTTTAGCAGCATTCGGGTTGTTCTTACGCCACCGCACAGCTCGGTTGTTCCAAGCCTCTTTGTCAGCAGCGTATCTATCAACATGCTCGCCTTTACGGCAATCCTTACAAATACTGCGGTAGCCGTCAGAGCTTCCCTTCTGTTTATGGAAGGAAAACAGCTCTTTTTCAACTAAGCAGTTTTTACAGGTTTTCATAAGAAAGTACTATATCAGAAACCAGCAGTAATGTCAAGAGGTTCCCAATCATCTTCTTCGTAATCTTGTTGGTAGCTAGTCACAGCTAATTGATCCACGTAAGACATGGAGTCAATCAAGTCATCGTGTACGCCTGAGGTAGGGAACATGATGTACTGGTCTTGGAACTCCTTCCAGTTAGCATCCTCGTTCAAGGTGATACGACCATGTTCAAAGCGACCTTGTAAGGCCCAGACAACCCTGTCTACCTTCTTTTTGTTCCCGTGAGTCAAGTCTTGGATATGACAGTACACGTTGTTCTTACGCATCAAGTCTTCAAGGTAGTGCATCACAGCATTCTTCAAGGCTCCTCGCTCGATACCTACAGCGATAGGTCTATGCTCCTTGACAGCTAAGAGGATCTTGGAGGCAGTCTCCTTGATGTCCCATCTACCGTGGATGATGTCTTTGATCCACCAATCACCGTTATCTAGGATCTTAGCGATGGTGATAGCTGACTCATCTAGTCTCTTCTTAGAAGCCCCTGCATTCTTAGCTACATCCTCAAAGCCAGCTAAGTCAATGGCAATGACGTACTCACCGTAGCTAGGCTCCTCTGTGTACTTGAGCCACTCTTCTTTAAATAGATCTGAACCAGCTGTATCGAAGGAAGACAAGTATTCCTGCTTGAAGGCAAAGGAGCTTAGAGTTCTCTCAGCAGCTTCAATTTCCTTAGGGTCGATAGTCTCGTTATCTTTAGTGGTAAAGTGCCAAGCACCCCATTCCTCATCAATCTCATCTATGCCTAGCTTATATACGTCGTAGAACCAGTTACGACCACTAGGAGTAGAAATGAATAAAGCTCTACCTTTTTTATCAGACAGGGAAGCTCGAATGATCTTCTGCCATGTGTCTTCCTTGATAAAGGCACATTCGTCTAGTACGACATAGGTAAGCGAAACACCTCGTAGAGAGTCAGGATTATCAGCACCTCGAACAAGTATCTTACGTCCATTGACTAAGGTAATCTCTAAGTTGTTAACGTGAGCTGACTTGATGACAGGTCTACCTAAGTCATTCAACAAATCCCACATAATAGTTCTAGCTTGTCCGAGGGTAGGAGCTATGTACATCACAGCTGAGCCTTCAGGACAGTTCAGAGCTTCAATGAGCAGGGTCACTGCGGAGAGCCTAGACTTACCACAGCGACGCCCTGCTGCAACTACTTTAAAGCGATGGGTGTCCTTGAAGACCTCCTGCTGCCAACGTAGCAACTCAAAGTTAAGACTTGTCATTGATCGACATCCTTAATCTCGACATCAGAGACATCATATTGGATATCATCTTGCTCAACAATAGCACTAGCTTGGTTAAGCCCCATAATGTTAATGCTAATAGCAGGAGTACCACCGCCTTGTTTGACTTGTTCAAATGAAGATACAGGTACGATCCTGTCCACGATTAGCTTCCATGCTGCACTCTGAGCCTTATGTTCAGGATCTAAGGCAGCATCAAAGATAGCCTCTAGGACCCGAGCTGACTTAGGAGAGTTAAGCATACGAGCCTTGTACTCATCCATGATAGCCTTATCACCAGCAGGCCTACCACGTAACTCTCTGTTACCTTTTTTCTTTGCTACGATCTCACCCTTCTTGGGTCTACCTGCTTTACGCTTGACTGGTTGTTCTTGTTCCATCTTTGTCCTTAGTGGAGATGTACTAATAATAGTAGTAAATACGGGGAAAGCTACTCTGAGACTATAGAGTAACTATCTAATTTAACTTATAAGCAAGAATCTAAATGAAGTAGTTACTTACTTAATTAACCTCTTGTGTTCATCTTCAATGAAACTAAGGTCAGTAATGACTACTCATAAAGAACTTCTTGTATTTAACTAAGCAGCTTGTCTACTTAGACTTCATTTGAGTTCTTGGAAGGATTACCTTCATAGAGCATTGTATACCTCTTTTCTTAAATGTCAAGACATTTCTTTATTTATTTACATTTATTTTATAGGTACTGTCTCCAATGTTACACCTATCTTCATAGGCCTCTTGTGTCCACTTTCATAGCCCCTCATGAGGTCTATGGCATGGCTCCTGTGTCCACTTTCTAGTCTACATTACGTATCTATTCAGACCTGTCCCTAATTATTATGTTAAGTTTATTGATTTCATTAGCTTTTTAGTCTTTAAGTATCTATTCTTCCATGCTCTTTTTTGTATGCTTTAGAGGTCCACTCTTCCATATTCTTTTTTGTATGCTTTAGAGGCTCCCACAAAAGTAAACACACAAGCTCTCCCCCTCCCCCCTATCAAGTCTATCATGTCTACGTTAGTGAGTACTAACTTACTTAGCTAATGACTGAGTAGTCAGTAAAGTAGCAGTGTGAGGGACTATGTAGCACCTATTAAGCTAGACTATCAAGCCACTATCTAGCAAACTCCATGCCAACTCAATGCACTATCAAGGTGCAATTATGCACCATTAGAGTACATCATGCACCAGTAATGGGTGTTGTTTATACACTACACTGTACAGTTTAGTAGTACATCTAAGCATAATAAAGTTACAATGTAAACTAGAGTACTACAAATCAGTAGCTGGCACGGTATCTGCTAAGTAATCTGCATCATCAACACGGTAGCGATACCTAAACCAGTAAGGTAAATCATCATGACAACACGCACACTCATCGTCTTAGCTTCAGCGGTTATCTTCTCTGTGGCTCTCTCTCCCTTTATCCTGATGCCTATCGGATATGTACTAACTATCAGCGCAGGTGCAATCATGGGCTTAATGTTCACACAGTAAACAAGAGGTACAACATGACAAAAGAACGAAGCTATCATCTAGATTCAGTTAATATCAAAACAGGGGAGCGTACAAGGCTAACACGTTTTCCAATGACGCACGCACAGATCTGCACAATCAAGTCTAAATGCACCGATTATCCACACCGTAGGTTGGAACACGTAGCAGACTTACCTTATGAAACAGAGGAACAGACAATAGAAGCTATGAAAGGGGGACTTTAATGTTAATTGTCTACAATATTCCAGAGCAAGGTGGATGGTTTGTTTTAGAGGCTAGGGTCGTCTGTGCAATTAAGGTGGGCGGTCCTTTCAGCACAGAAAAACAAGCAATCAACTATCTAAACAACATTGTCATCAACAGACACAAACAAGGGTAACTACTATGAACAACATCGCTCAAACCGTCCTCTACTGGCTCTACGCTGTCGCTATCGTGGTAGTGTGGCTTACCCTGTAACTCAATCAATCAACTATTCAAGGATCGAATCATCATGACAACATTTAAACAATTCATTCAGTCTTACGATCAAGATACCATTCAAGACATTGCAGACCACGGATGTGCCTCTGCTTGTGTCTCAGGCATGATCTACTATCAAGAGACGACAGATCTCTATGATCGCCACTGTGTCGAATTACACGAAGCGTTAGACGAATACAAACAATGCATGGGTGAATGGCCTAGTTATGTCACTGATAACCTTGGCTGTGTATCTCTGTTCAAGAATGCTGTTGTATGGCTTGTAGCTGAAATCTATGCACAGGAGCTGACAACATGCTAAACAATCAAGACTTTATCAGCCTTGAGCGCCGTCTATGGCGTGAAGGTAATCCTTTAACGGATGAACTAGTCTCCACACGTGATGAACTGTTATACCTATTGTCAGAAGCAAAGAAGGTAATGGAAAAGTACTCACCTGTGCTCAGTACGTTAGCCTCTAGCGATGATCTAGATTTCTACCGAGAATGGGATGAATTCGGTGACACATTGGACAATATCAGCTATGATTTAGGGGTTACAGAATGACTATAATCTTTGTCTGTTACTTTGTTGATCTAATCATTGAAGGGATTGTTGTATGAAACAACACATGTATCTCATTGGCCTTTCCCTGCTGAATGTCCACCTAAGCCTTGGACACCTGAACAACAGCGGG